GGTCGATGCTTTTTTCATATTCGGTGGTGAACGTGGCGATCACCTCCTGCATGCGTGATGTTGCCGCCGCACGCACCAGGGGCTTCGGTGACATTTTTTCGGTACCAAACTCCAGTAGACGCCAGTGCGGTGTGGGTGCATCCGCAGCGAGGCTGGGATTCTTTTTAAGCTTCGCGCCCTGCAGGATGCCTATTCTGAAGCCGGGGTTACCGGTCTGTTTAAACAGCCTGCCGTTCCAGCGCAGCGCCGCGTTATCCGCAATGCTTCGGGCCGTTTGCGGATCGTCAAGACGCAGGGCATTGGCCTTAATCTGGTTCACAATAACGTTACCGGCCTTGCGCAGCGCGGCGCGTCCGCCCTTTCGCTTCAGGTCGTAATTTACCTCGTTAAGTTTCTGCTTCAGCGATTCAATACCGGTGATCTGAACTTCAATACCGTCAGCCATCGTTTACCCCCCGTGAGCATGGCAGGGTCAGATACTCCCGGCCGCTTTTGTCATCTTCCAGCACGCCGGTGATATCGTAGATCCGTCCGCGATGTACGATACGGTGTTTATCCGTGACATCATCGCGCCAGCGGATGGTGATGCGCGTGGTGACTTCATTCTGCCCGGCCTGCGCCGCCACAAAGTCGCGCGCTGAAAGGTCGGTGACATTCGCCCACAGATCAGTCACGTCTGCCCAGCCGTTGACGATCGCGCCGGTGGTCGGGCTCTGTGTTTTAACTGGCTTCTGCAGGGTCACCCGCTTGTTCAGTTTTCCTGCCTGCATGGTTACCCCCGGGGCTTTCCGCTCAGATAGGTCTGCGGCATTAACCCGTCGTCATCTTCATCATCGACCATCGACTGGTAAATCACGGCGACCAGGGCTTCATTTGACTCCGCCAGACGATTTATCGCGGCGGTCTGTTCCATCTGCGCTTTCGTTTGTGCCTCCAGCGCGTTCAGCAGTTCGTTTACCTGTTGCTCGTTCATAGGCAATAGCCATCCATTTTTTCAGCCATTCTTTTCTTCGTTCGCACCTTGAGCAGGCCATAAAATTTCCTTAAAGAATTGTCGGGCTGCGAAGATCGTAAATCAGCATCGTCACAGAGAACGGCAGCTCCCCCTGCTTAAGCTTTTCCTCTTCCTCACCGCCGCGGTTGCGGTCGAGCCAGCCCAGCAGCATGAGTAATGCGGTTTGTGTGCGGCGTAAAGGCTCACCCTCGATAACTTTGTTGTCGCTACTGACAATAAGATCACGGCTACCCTGGACATAGGCGAGAATGGCCGCACTCCCGGCCTGAATTTTTAGCGTCAGGTCTGCGTCACCGGCATCATCATCGATCTTTAGGTGCTCCTTTGCCTGGTCGAGCGTGACAAGCTCAATCATGTCTTATCCCTCCCGTCACGCCCGCGCTTGGTGGCAAGCGTCCAGCCTTTTGAACCCGTTTCGCCAGGTTTATCCTGCGTCGGTTCGTCGCAATGCCAGAGCGAACCTCCCCATGTAACCGTGTCGCCCGGCAGGTATTCCTGACCAGATTTGAACACGCCCTGGTAAATCATCACGGGCACATCAAACGATTTGGTTTCGCTGCCGCCGCTGGCGCGGTTAACCGTCAGGTTGAAACGCCGTTGCCCGGAACGCTCAATCTCAACGCCCGCGACGCCATCAACCACACATTCCCAGCCGCGCATGCCGTGTGTTTTCTCATAAGCACGCCACAACCCACCGTTATGGGTTGCATAGGATCCGCGGGGGTAGCTTTTCTCTTCGTCAATGAAAGGGAGAATTTCCAGCGCCAGCGCGTCGCGGCCATCTTCGCCATCCCTTCCCGGCTCAGCGGATGGCAATACGGCCACGGCTTCGTTAACCAGCGTTTTGATATCCGGTAGAACCGGCACTGAAGCGGCGACGAGTTGCTGCAGCATGGGCTGCACGTCTTCAGGTGTCAGGCTTTTGCCGTCCTGTGGTACCGGTATGGCAGCAACAGCATCGCTTACGGCCTCTTCCACGGCCTGCTTCAGCACCGCCGGATCAAAATCCTTACCGTCTTTTGGTACCGGAATGGCGTTGAAAGCTTCGTCCACCATCTCCTGCAGCATCGGTTCCACATCGTCGGGTGTCAGGCTTTTTCCGTCCCGTGGAGGCGGGATAGCGGCAACTGCATCGCTGACCATGGAAGCAATATCCGGCAACTGAGGCGGCGCAGGCAGAGCGGCCACAACTTCTTCCACCATGGTGGACAGGTCGGGCACCGGGACGCTTTTGATATCTTCCAGTTGCATGGAAAGCAGGCTCAGCTTTTCATCGTATGCCTGGCGCTGCTCATCAAGGCTTTTACTGAAGCGCTCGCGTAAATCAGCGAGAGCCTGGCTAAATTCCTCGCCCAGCACCTTTATCAGCGTTAATTCGCGTTCATTCATTTGGTAAGCAATCCTCTGAGCATGGCTTTAGCCGCCGATTGCTCAGCGTCAGATAAAGCCTTTCCTTCATCAATGGTGGGCTGCGGCTGTGATGTACTGCTTATACCGAAGGGATCGTCTGAAGCGTCACGCCGCGCCAGTGCACCAAGGCTGTAGTTCTGCTGTTGCAGGTACAGCTCGTCGCCTCCTGTAACAGGCGGCAGATTTTCACTGCGGCGGGCCTCGTTGGGCGTCAGGATCGTGTTTTTCACGCCTTCCCCCAGGGTCTTAATGCGGCGTTCGCTGTCCATACGCAGCAGCGCGTTAACATCGAACTCAGTGCCGGTATCACCCTCCAGATCAAACGCCTCATCCAGCAGCAGTTCAATCGACTCGATCAGCGTCTGCAGACACTGCGAGTAATACTGCTGCTCCAGCGCTTCAATATTGTCGTATGAAGGAAGCTCGCCTATTCCGGCTTTGTAAGCAGGGACGTGAAACGCTGAGCAGACGATTTTCGCTGACATCTGGAGCTGTTCGACCACTTTCGCGTCATCAGCGGACATTGAGATAGGGCTGTACTTAGCGCCATTGCTCAGGATCCCCGTTTTCCCCGCGTTTTCCCCTGTATAACCCGTATCCCATTTGGCTTTAAGCTTTATGGCGTTTTCTTCAGTGAGATTGCCCGGCACCTCGATCACACCGCTCGGTTTGCTGCCATTACGGAAAAAGAACGCTGAGTTTTCCTGGATGTGGTGGCCCTGCATCGCCGCCAGACCCGCAGCGTAAATCGGTGAAAGACCGATGAGCGGATGGAAAAGGCAGTTAAAGCGGTCATGAATGATCTCCCTGGCTGGAACGGTGACTGATGATTCAACACCTGACATATTGTCAGGGTTAATCTGGTAAAAAACGGAGCCGTCGTCCGCCACCAGCGGCGTTACCTTATTCCAGTCCAGAATGCGAAGTTCGGTGATATCGCCCCGGGCATTACGGATTTTCAGGACAACCGTGTTCCCGTGGCAAAGTTTCGAGTTAAGCCAGAATTCAAAGAACTGGATCCGGTTCTGAAAGGTGTTCGGGCGCCTGTAGATCGCGGCCGCTTTCCCGTTTCCGGTTTCCTTCCAGATGCCGTTTGAATCCCGGCGCATCAGGCGCAGGGGCATTTTCCCGATATCACTGGCGATAAGCGAAATACAGGAAAAAACGGCATGGAAGGAAAGAACAGTATTCTTGTTAATCTCCAGATTACGCTGCCAGGCACCGGCAAAGGGCTCACGGACAAAACTGACCAGTGAGGTCCACAGCCCCTGACCGGCAGGTTGCTGCAGCGCTTTCTCTTTTCTCCGGAAAGGGTTCCACATCAGCCATTCCCCGCATTATTTTTCTTTTTTCCGCCACCAGCGCGTCTGATACTGGTGTACTCAGCCTTGCCCAGCAGCACCAGCACCCTGGCGCACTGGTCGTTCACGGTTTTTTCATCACCGGGCTGAGAGTCGTGGGTGCGCTGAAGATATCTGATCTTTGCCATGCAAAACGGCGGGGTTGCCCCGCCCTCCTGAGTTGGTTAGCTGGTCTGGGTGGTGCCGTAGTTCACAGCGGAGATCACCGCCACGGCGGCAGTGCGGCGACGCTTCCAGTTGATCCAGCGCTCGGCGCGAATAGCCACGCTGTTGGTCTGGAACATGGAAACCAGCTCGGTACCCGTTGGCGTTACACTGTCGCCGGTAGGCGCACTCTCCATTTCCAGCGATGCTTCGCGGGACATATCCACCGCCACGCCGCCGTCATCAGCCAGATAAATATCAGGTGCATTAACCAGCACCAGCTGATTGCCGACGTACTGAGAGACGATAACCGGCAGCCCCTGGAAGGTACCGCCCAGCAGCGTCATTTCCGGATATTCTTTCTGGCCCAGCGCGTTCTTGCGCATGGACAGCGCCAGCGCGGTGGTGCTGGACATCAGCCACACAGCGCCGTTCGGCTGAAGGTCGGCCGCGACAAACACACCGAATGCCGCCGCCGCGTCACCATCCGGATTACCGGTAGAGGGGACAGCGGTGATGCCGTTAGTGATGGAAGCCGGGGAAACGTTCGCAACTTCAGCTTTGGACGGACTGATAAAGTCCGTATCCAGGCGGGAAATAACCGCTTCCGCCAGCGCATTACGCACCAGCGCATCCGCCGCCGGGTTGGAGAAGCGGATCAGTTCGTCGGTCATCACGGCAATCGCGGCAACTTTAGCGAAGCTGAAGGTGATGGACTCGAAGTCGAACTTGGTCAGCGGCTTTGCCTTACCCTGCCCGACCCAGTTTGCTGAACCGCCGGAGGTCTGTGCCGGGATGCGGATATTAAACGGTACCTGGCGCAGTGCCGGAATATTCCCCTGCCCGAAGCGGCCAATAATGGTCTGCGGTCGCAGGAATTCCACAAAATCCTGGGCGTATTCCTGGTATTCAACCAGCGCGCCCGCCCATGCCGGATCGGTGGTGGTGCCTGCACCGACGGCCGCTTTCAGGACGTGATGCAGCTTGGCGTCGTCCGGGTACTGCTTGCGGGCGATTTCCAGCGCTTCGGAGCGGCTGCCGTTCGCGGCGGCCAGCGCCTTGGCGAAGCGGGCGAAAGCGATCCCTTTTTCCAGCCTCTGCTCAACACGGATGATGCCCGGCGCACTGGTTGTTACCACGTTTACATCCCCGCCGGCGGCTTTGCTTACCGGTTTGGCGGTGGATGCCTGAGTGGATTCCATATCACGCAGGCGCTTCAGGTGCGAATCCACGGATTTAATTTCCGCGGAGGTATTGTCATATTTCTCTTCTTCTTCCGCATCGAGGGTGCGGCCTTCTTCAGCTGCTTTCGACATAATGTCTTCGCGGGAAGCTGCCAGCGCTGCACGCTTCGTTTCAAAGCTTTTGATCTGTTCTGCGATATTCATCGGGCTGTTTCCTTTTTGGGTATTGGTTTTGGGTGCTGTAGCGCCAGCGGGTTGTGTTGCTTTAACCACCGGTTTCTCATTGCCTGCCGCGGCAAGTAACTGGCGATCGAAGGATTTGACGGTGCTAATAGAACATTCGGCGTTCGCCGGGATGGTCACCGCCGAGACTTCAAGAAGATCCCAGGACAGAAAGCGGATACCGCCCTCATCCAGGAAAGAATATTCAATGGGCCGGAAGCCGATTGAGAGCCCCCGTACCAGCCCTGCTTTAATGGATGCCCAGGCCTCATCGAGGCGGGCGACCAGCTGTGACGGCATATCCGGGGTGGGTTTGACCAGACTGGCGGTGATTTCCAGTCCGCCCTTTACCATTTTCGGGGTGCAGGTGCCGATAGGCTGCGATCGGTCGTGTTGCCAGAGAAACGGCGTATCACTGCGGAATTTCGCGCCTTCCGGCTCCATGATGTCACCGTCACGATCGGGCGATGGTGTGGAGGCGATGCCGGTAATGATCCGCTCGTCCTCGTTCACCGCTTTTACCGTCATGAGGGTGCATGCGCGCTTAAGCGTCATTTAGTTGCCTCCTGAAACGAAAAAACCCGCCGGAGCGGGTCGTTAACTGACGTAACTGTCATATGAAATGTACCTGGTAGTCCTGATTCTTCGCTTCAGGGTTAAGCGCCATAAGCGAAACGGCATTAAACAGCGCCATCAGCGGGTCAATCTTGCCCTTGCCGCTGGCCTGCTTGGTAATAAGAATGGCGTTACCTTTCGGCTCCACCCTGGCATTACCCACGCACCAGGCCATCATCGGCTGGCCGCCATGAACCAGCACGCCTTCAGCCAGTTTGCGCTCAGTGGTTTTTATCGCACCACCCAGCCGCCAGCCCTGGCTGACGCCCACCACCGCATCAGCAGGGATTTCCGCCTCAATCAGCGCATCAAGGATTTGCCCGACACCTGACGGGTCAATGCCGATCTTGTCGAGTAACTCCCCCGAGTGGATCCGGCTGACGTATTCCGCCACCTCTTCGGTATCCTGTCCGACGCGCTTCACGATGGTCAGATCCCCCGCTTTCACAAAGTCGGCAAACCGGGATTCCTCGCTTTTGCGCCGCCTGATGGCTATTTCATGCGCCCAGGCGTGGCACCAGCAGAGCCACTCCCGGGTTTCAGCATCACGCCCGACAGCGGCGAAGCCCAGAAGGTCATCGAGGCCGCCGCCATCTATACCGACGGTGATCACTTCTGCACGGCGAAGCAAATCTTCAAAGCTGACAAGCTGCGCCTGCTGCTCCCAGAAATCGACGCCCGCCCAGCGGTCGCTGCGCAGGTTAAGGCCAATTTCAATATTAAGATGCTTCGCCAGGAACTGCTGCAGCGTGCCGTCCGTTTTCGCCTGGTTCTTGCGGAGCTGGTCAGCTATCCACTCGGCGCTGACCGAACGGCCGATGTTCGGGTTGGTGATGTAGAAGTTTTCCGGAGCGAGATAAGCCTTGCTTTCCACCATCCGTTCCGGGAACTCGTAAAGGATGCCCAGCGTTTTGGGGTCGTTTATCTTGCCATCACGGACATTACGCCAGTAATCGAGGCGTTCCTTGAAAACGCCTGCCGGCGGCTCGTCGCTTTGCGTGGTGAGAAATATCACCCATCCTTCATTACGCGAGACCTGCCCGCCGAGCGCTTCCATAAACATCGCCTCGGCATTGGCGCGCTTGCCGAAAAGCCAGAGCTCATCCACCAGAATCCGTCCGGACTTCTTACCGGATACGGTGTCCGTATCTGCTGCCACTACCTTTAGGGTGCTGCGCGTCACGCGGTGCGTGATGGTGCGGATATGGTCCTGGATCTGGAACATATCGGATAACTCTTCGTCAGCGCGTATCATGCCGGCGGCGGGTTTGAAGCTGTTATCGGCCACCTCTTTGGTGGGTGCCAGTATCAGGTGCTCTTCATCCTCGCGCCAGCAGAGGATCAACGCGGTCAGCATGATGCCCGCTGCGATAGTCGACTTGGTATTCTTCTTCGATATCAGAAGACCGTACTCCCGGATCAACTGATTACCCGTCTCGGCGTCGTAACCGCCAAAGATGACTTTCACGAAATCGAACACCCATTCCTCCGAGCATTCGCCGAATGTGGGTTTGCCCGGCAGGTCTGAAACCCGCAGTTCGCGGAAGATAGCCAGCGCCTGCTCTGCCTGGTGCGCAAATATCGGCGGCGGAATAATGGACTCACCGGCAACCAGGCGTGCTTCCCAGTCGGTACAGGCTGTGGACCACTGCGCCATACGTTACCCCTTGTTGTTCACGACAAGCTTTGGTGGAGCCATGGCACCGAACTTGCTGGCACCAGCGGCCACTTTGGCCGCAGCGTTGCGCGCATCCTTTTTCCCTGTTTCACCCTTTTTGGGGTGGATATAGG